CTACTGGTGCATTCCATATATCGGACACAAATTTAAGTGCTTCTTCAGTTTTGAGAGCCCGTTCAGGCTGTTTGTTATTCCAGTGCAGACCACTTGCTGATAAATAAGTACAAGGTGGGTGAGCAATCACCAAGTCCCAGTGCTCGTTATAAAGAGGCTCTAAACAGTCTCCTTCTATATGAGGTCCAGGTACTTCTGTCGGCAAAAGGTCACAAGAGACTGCATCATGTCCAAGAGCAAGAAAACAGTCTCTTACAACCCCACTAAACTCACAGGCTATTAAGATTCGCATTCTAATTCCGGATAAGCATCAAATAAACAACTCTTTTTAGGCCACTTAATTTTTCCCTCTAGTTGCTTAATATACATATAAACATCATAAGAAACTTCAAAGTACCTACGTTTATGTGTTTCTTGGTCATAAATATTAATATAATACTTACCCTTCACAACTTAAACATACCTCGTCATCGAAAATACGTTGTCTTAATACTTCATCAGATACTTTTTCTGCTCTCTTGATAGCCTCTGAGCGAAGATAATAAAGAGTCTTCACTTTCTGCTTCCAAGCCTGCATATGTACTGCATGAAGCTCCATCTTTGAAACATCAGCAGGAAAAAACACATTAAGAGATTGACTCTGACAGATGAACTCTTGTCTATCTGCAGCAAGCTCAATAATATAAGCTTGATCTATTTCTACAGCAGTTTTGAATACATCTTTTGTGAGATCATCAAGAAACTCAAGATGCTGTACAGAACCACCGTTTGTTACTATGCTCTTCCAAACTTCCGGCGTATCCATGTCCAGCTCTTGGAGAGCATGCTCAAGATACTCGTTTTTAAGTAGAGAAGAACCGGACTTAGTTTTTTGAGTAAACGCATTAGCTCGATAAGGCTCAATGCTAGGAGAAGTGTTGCCACAGATGATACTACTGCTAGCGTTAGGAGCAATAGCCAAAAGATGAGCGTTACGAACCCGCCCACTAATATCATCGGGACAGGCACCACGTACCCTAGCCAACTCTGTAGTGGCTCTGGTAGCCTCTGATTTAATATGGCTAAATATTCTACGATTGTGTACTTTTGCCATGACTCCCTCAAACGGGATATTGTTTCTTTGAAGATACGCATGAAAACCCATTGCTCCCAGGCCAATAGACCTTTCTTGTGATGCACTGTAAACTGCTTTTTGCAGTTCGGGTGGTGCATTCTCGATAAAGTATGTAAGTACGTTATCTAACATTTCTACAAGGTCAGGAATAAATTCAGGTACTCTTGACCAGCTATCATACTCTTCCAAGTTTACACTAGAAAGGCAACATACTGCGGTGCGATCTTCGCTAGTAGGTAGAGTAATTTCTGAACACAGATTAGATTGATTGACTTTAAGTCCTAATTCTTTCTGAAAATCGGGCAAACCGTTTTGAACTGTATCTCCAAACATAACGTAAGGTTCTCCAGTTTCTACACGATTCTGAATAATTTTCACCCACAGAGCCTTTGCGGATACAGTCTTTGTAACTTTACCACTATGAGGGTCTATAAGAGGCCAAGAATCGTCAATATTTTCTAATCGAGTGCATCTATCAATAACTTCCATAAACTCATCAGAGAGAATAATTCCATGATGTAAGTTTACAGATTTACGATTAATATCTCCACCTGTGGGCTTTCTCATATCGAGAAACTCCTCTACTTCTGGGTGTGAGATATCGAGATAGGCAGCATAGCTACCTCTTCGTGTGACTCCCTGCGAAAAAGCAAGCATTTCGGAGTCAACAACTTTCATAAAGGGGATAACACCAGTAGATTCGGAACCTTTAGAAGTTTTACTTCCTACAGAGCGAATATCTCCCCAGTATCCACCAATACCTCCGCCAACAGAGGACAGATAAGCATTTTCAGTATAGTGCGAAGTAATTCCTCCTCGGCTATCTTCTACATAATTGAGAAAACAACTGATGGGAAGTCCTCGCTCAGTTCCTCCATTTGAGAGAACTGGTGTACTGAACATAAACCAGAGATTGCTTGCATAGTCGTACAGACGTTGAGCGTGTTCTGGGTTACTAGAAAATGCTTTCGCCGCACGTGCGAAGGCTTCTTGCGGTGAAGTTTCACCCTCAACAAGATAGCGATCTTCGAGAGTTTTGAAACTGAACTCAGAGAGCAGTTTATCCCTAGAATAATCTATATTAATCATTCAAAAATCCTGTTATTTCATCTTTCATCTCTGAGAGATTGTGACCTGGAAATTGGATTGCTTCTTCGCAATATCCTAATAAATCCATTAAATAATAGTTTGTAAGTAGTTTCTCTGGATCTTCGTTGAGGCTCTGAATATATTTATAGTGACTGTCTATTGGTAGTTGGTCATATATGTCGAATGCGCTACCATACTGTCGTATAAGATCAGAAGCACGCTTTGGGCCTACGCCCGCTACGCCGTCAATGTTGTCTCCCTTGTCTCCCGTCAGAACTTTGAAACTAATATACTCTTCGATTGGGAAGTCATGAAACTCATCCCAATTAAACAGAGTTGTTTCCTTGCGAGTGACTGTAGAAAACTTAGAAACATATTCGTTTACAAGTAAATCCCAGTCTCGGTCGCTAGATATAAGCCAGATTTCATCAATACCAAGTTCTTGTCGATTTTTAACTATGAAGGCCGCTAGGTCATCAGCCTCTACGCCTTTTCGACGAAGAACTAAATACTTCTGAGACAGAGCTTCAAGAGTTCTTTCGTACTCCTCAAAGAACTGCTCCATCTCTTTCTTTTCTTTTTCAGTTTGATTTTCGTATTTTTCCTTACGGTTGGCTTTATACTCTGGGCACAGCTCTTTGCGATAGGCACTATTGCCCTGGTCTGCTGCAATGATTATATTTGAGCAGTCGTATGAAATTGCAAGACTCTCTACAGTTCGCATATATTCTTCTTTGAACTCTAGTTTACCCTGATGCTTCCATCTGAAAGCAATGTTCATAGCGTCAACAACTAATACGTTATTATTTTGTTCTGGTACTTTGTCTGCAAATTTCATGATATAAATTTTATTTCCTCACTCTCTAACCACTCTTCAGCTAACATTATATAGCATCCGAGCCAAGAAATCAACATATATTTTGTGTTCACGGGCTTTTCTGCCGTACATACATATATCTTAGATCTAGCATACTTAAAAAACAGTAAAGGAGCTTGAGACATATGTTCTGCTTGTTCCTCTAGTTTCTCCCACCATTTTACTAAGTAATTAGTTTTATTTGTAAAAACCTTGTCGGTCAGAGGGCTTTTTTCATAGTTTTTTACTTCAATACAAAAAAGATTTTTCGTATTCCCAGGTATGTACAAATCTCCTTTGAGGTAAGAAAGAGCACCTGAACTAGGTACTCTTTCAAACTGTAATCCTGTGTGCTTACGAAGCAAGTCCCTTACTAGGTATTCTCCTCGCTGTCCTTTAGCTCTAGAATCAACCATTTACTATCCTACTAATTTCGTCAATCTTTTCAATTCGTAGTTTTTCAAGCAATGGGTGTGACCATTGATGACTAACTATATATGTATTCAGATCTTCTTGCAGCAATACTTCTACTAAGCGCTCTCTTCCTAGCTCATCGAGTACATTCATAACCTCGTCTAAAAATAGAACATTCACTCTACTAGAAGAAAGGCTGCTCATCATTTTACGAATACCTAACAATGTAGCAGTATTGACTCTAGCAAGCTCTCCTGAGGAAAGTGCCTGTATATCTACTACATTACCATTGTCAGTGATTTCTACATTCAGTTTATCATTCGTAACTGCGAAATTTAGGGTAAATTTACCATCAGAAAGTTCTGCCAAGTATCCACCAGTTACTTCTTCCAGCTCTTTTACCAGATTCTCGATTTTATAGGCTATGAGTCCATTTGTGCTAAATGCCTTTTTGAGTATCTCAAGATTAGAACGCTTTTCTTTTATATCATTAAAACTTTCTTCAACTTCTTTAAGCTGTTCCTCAAACTCTGCTGTTTGAGTTGTGATAACTTCAATTCTTGCATTATGAGCAGAAGCAGCTTGATTTTGCTTTTCTATTTTGCGCACTTTTGCTTCTTCTTCTTGAATTTTAGTTTTAAGAGCGTTTATTCTTTCCTGCAAATCATTCGCATCTGTTACTTCTGAAGGAAGCTCTTGATCTATGCTAGAGAATAACTGCTGCCATTCTCGTATGCCTTCAGATTTTCTTTTATATTGACGATTTAGTTCTTCAGCCTCTTTAATCTTTGCAGCAGTATCCTCAATTATTTGATCGGCTGCAGCAATTTTTTCAACCTCTTTAGCTATAAGGCTATTTATAAACTCTTGATCTACAGATTGCTCACAAGTAGGGCATTTATCGCCCAGTTTATTCATTTTAGTTATAAATGAACTACTCGAACTCTTAACATTTCTAGCATTTGATGCTTCTACTTCGAACTCTGTAGTAGCTACTCGTTCATTTACTTCTATTGCCCTTAATTCGTCAATAGGTATATTTTTGAGTAATTTTTTATACTCATTGTTTTGGGAAATTTTTCGATTCGTAGACGAGAGATTTTGAAAATCAACTGTAAGTGAACCTAATTCCTGTCTTGCTTCTTCCGATATTTCTGGTAAATTTTGTATACCCTTTGGGGTAGTATCGGTAAGTTTGTTTGATTCTAACCATTTTTCAATGGTAGTTAAACGCCCTTGCAACTCAGAATATTCATTTTCTACTTCCCTGGCCATTACTTTAATAGCCTCAAATACCGCAACATATTCCTCCAGGCCTAATAGGTCTATAAGGAACTTTTTACGATTAGTATCTGTTGCGGTAAGAAAATTCAAACTCGCATTAGTATTCTGATATACTATTTGAGAGAATGTCTTAAAATCAATACCTATAATCTGTTCTATAGTTTTATAAGTATTTGTAGCAGTATGACTGCTAATATCTTCGCCATTTTTTAAGAGCTTTACCTTAAGCGATGCGCGTCGATTTAGATCAATCTCATACTGGTCTCCATCTTTATCAAGCTGAAGATTAATTTCATATCCTTTATTAAGAGTTCTATTTGCAATTTCGGCTTTCTTGATGCCTTTTGAGTTTTTGTTAAATAAAACTTCTTCAAGAATTAACGGGATGGAGGATTTCCCCACCCCGTTTGTTCCAAGAATCTGAGTAATCTTTTCAGCTGATAGGTCAAGAGAATTATTTGCTCCATAAGAGAAACAATTACTCCACTTCAACGTTTTTAGCAATATCATTGTATAGTCCTACAACACTGGGTATTTTACTCTCTTCTATTTGTAGAATATAGCTAAGATACTCTACTAGCTCCTCTCCTATCGACATGTTCTTATCGAGTATGAGAGTAGCCTCTGTACTGCGTTTTACTACTTTCTTATCTAGCAGCTCATTGGCTTCGGCATTCGCCAAGTCACCAAGATCACCCTCTAATTCATAGATTACATGGTCGATTTCACCTGGAATCATGTCTTTTGGATCACTAACAGTTCGTCTAATTAACTGGGGCAGATTAAATGGTTCCCATAACCAGTCCCATGTTCCTTCGTTAATTAACAAATAACCTGTATCAACCCGTGCTCTATGAAATGATGTAGTCATTGGACTACCTGGGTAAACTATATTTCTTTGAGTGTTACTATGTGCATGAAGGTCTCCAGCGAACACAACTGGAAAATCCTCAAACCTATCCAAATCGACTTCTGGGGTCACATGGGGAGGGATTGCTCCACGAACATGAGTAAACAAAGGCTTGCTGGTGTCAAAATGCTCTATACTTCCCTTTCTATGTAGCTCATTATACGGAAGGATAGAAAATCCAAAATCCGGATCTACATAAGATATATCTATGATAGTTACGAGAGGGTTTACCGCTTTTGTAACTTTTTTAAGATGCTTAAAAAATGAGGCATACTTAGTAGTAGCCTCATGATTTCCAGGAAAAATTATAGTGGGTACTTTAACACCGACTAGAAAGTCATAGTATAGTTCTTCTTCCTCCAACGTAGGGAGACGATCAAAAAGATCGCCCCCTATGATGTGCATATCACACTCTATAGCATGAACCTGTTTGAAGAACTCGTAGTAACGAGCTTTCGCCCAGTCTTTAGGAACATTCTTCTGCCCTAATTTAATATGCCAGTCGGCTGTAAACAGAATCATGATACATCAAAGTCTTCTGACATAGAATCATTATCAGTATTATCTTCTCCCGCTCCGTGGATTTTATCAAGAAGCTCTTTCTGAGCATCCGCAGTAGCACGAGGCAGCAGTTCTGCAATAGGAGTTGCACTATCAATAGCAGCTCGATGCTCATTCATAACAGCACCTTTGCTTTGCATGCTCTTAATTTGATTGAGAGTGTACTCTACGTTATAGACATGAGGGCCAGTCTTCTTCTTAGTGAAGTGAACTTCCCAACCATCTTCAAGATCAGTTGGGTCTCCCAAGTCTTTGGCAGCTTCAAGAATCTGATCAAACAGCTTTTTCTTCAGATTAAAGATTTTTGCTTTGCCATCAGCAGGGTCAATACACTGGACTGAATAAGACCAAGTTGCTTTAATATCGGGATATTGCTCCCTTACCCAGTCTTTTTCTGCGTTTGCCCAAGACTCAGTATTTCTATCGAAAGACAAGCACTCGATAGGAATATTTTTGTCGTTGGTTCCTTTTATCCAGTAGAGGTATCGAGGAAGAAGTTCCCCAAAGAAACGGACAACATTGTCGCCCATCTTAATTTCGTATTGATCTAACTGCTTCTTTTGAGCAGAACCTTTGGAATCAGTAAATTTCATATAAGTATCCTTTAATGAGTAGTTTCTTCCCACTTAAAATAGATTTCTCCATTATGAACAGAAAGTAACTTGTTGTTGTGAAGTTCCCCTGTATCAACGGGACAGTCCCGTTCAGACAAGGTTTTGCGTTTTGTGACTATATATTCGGAAAGGCTTCTGAAACTTGCTAAGGCCACATACTCAGCTATCTCATTATCTTCGTAAAGATGTCTATTCTCGAATATTGCGTTCGGATTGAGTAAGAATGAATCTCCATCCCAATCAATCAATCCTAGCCGCTTGGCTAAGAAATCGTAATTATTTTTAGGCACTGGTCTGTGTGTAATGTAGTGTATAATATCTACTACTTTACTAGACTTTCCTTCTGCTGTCGCGTAGACTTTTTGCCAGTTGTACTTTATCATACTATTTTCTGCGAACGAACATATATTATATAACAAAAGACCAAATTATGTCAAGTAATATTTTTCTATACTTTAATTGTATTGACTTTGTAACCTTCCTTGAGGTAGTGTCCCATTCTTAATTGAGCTTGCCTCTCAGCCGTTCTCCCCTTTAGATTTATATCAACAATTACAGGGTCTATCTTTCCTGGATGCTCTCTGACTACACGGCCAATAAGCTGCGTGAGCAGAGGAATGTTACTTACTGGAGCAGCAAGAATCAAGCAGCTTAGTGGATTCACACTTATACCTTCTGAAAAAATACTCTGAGTTCCTAATAGTATTTTTATTTCTCCTGAGTTAATTTTTCCTAAGGGCTTTTCTCTATCTTTTGTTTCACCAGTGATGAGAACGGCTGCTTCTCCAAGAGTTTCTTTTATTCTTTGCAGAAAATATACTCTGTCAGAGAGAAGAAGTACGGAGTGTCCTTTCTTTCTATATACTGCTGCCAGTACGGAGATAAGCTCACCATATGCCTCCTGCTTGACAAGATCATTTACTCGAAGAGCCCAAGGCGTCTTTCCTCCATCCATAAAACGAATGTCAGACTGAATCACATCCACACTAGGTTTCATGTAGTTTTCCGCCGGAGGTCGGAAAATCTTGTTGCCAAAGTAATCTTGAAGTATTACGTGTTTTCCGTCTTTTCTTTCTAAAGTACCTGATAGTCCTATCTTATACTTCGCATAGCTACTATCAACTAGTCTATTGAAAGTATTTGCAGGTATGTGATGGCACTCGTCTACTATAAGAGTACCAAACTCTTTTGAAAGATTATCTTTTACTTTATATAAAGACTGAGTATTTCCTATAACTATAGGAGCATTTATCTCATATCTGCCACTACCAATAATCCCAGGTTTTATACCATATACTTTTTCTACTTCTTTTGCCCACTGGTCTCTCAAAGCAATTGTATGAACAATAACTAGAGTCTTTTGGCCAAGTTTGCCTGCAATAGCTAAACCTGAAAAAGTTTTACCCCAAGACACGTTTGCATTAATAATACAATTCCCATCTACTTGGTCATATATTTCTTGCTGTGCGGGTCTTAGAGTAAACTTAAATTCTGGAAACTCTACAGGTATATCTTGACGTTTATCTTTTATTTCTGCCTCTTTTGGTATGAGGTCAGTCCTGCCCACAGGAATAGAACAAACAGCGCCTGTAATCTTTCTAAGATTCTTAATTATCGTAGGCGGCTTATCCTCTCGATAACTCTCGATTCTATAAGTAAGAGCCTTCTCCAGCTTTACTAATAAATCCGGATCAGGGTCTAAGTATATTCTATTCGATATTACGGCTTTCATAATACTCTAGTAGTTTGCTTTCTAGCTCTGCTTGTTTCTTGTGAAATTCTTTAGATGCCTCAATACTTAGTCTGGCGTTCTCTTCAAGAAGTTGCGCGAGCTTATCCACTCTCTTTTCTAATTCTTCTAGTCTTTTAATACTTTTGAATAATTTTAACATATTTGCAACTTATGTTTAGCTATTAAGTAGTTTTTTACTAAATCGCTCCTTACTATATCCTGCAGCCCAAATTCAATAAAATCAAAGTCATTCGGCATAGATTCCAATACTTTCATAAAGTTTCCGATTCCAGATTTATTACCTAAGTCAGATTGTAGAAAATCCCCACAAAAAATAATTCTACAGTTATTGCCAAATCGAGTAATGATACTATCAAGCTCATGAAACGTCATATTTTGACATTCATCTACAATAATAACTTCATCCTCTATGGTGTCCCCTCGAATATGAGAGGTGGTTCTAAATCTTATAGCTCCCTTCATTTTTAACTGCTCGTAAGGGTCGTCTCCCCTATCAAACAGTTGCTTACAGATTCCTGCATATGGAATCTCGTAGACCTTAGCTTTTTCATCCTCTGTGCCAGGTAAAAATCCTATTTCTCTTGTAGGTACGGCACTTCTTATAATAGTTACTTTACCGTATTCTTTTTTGAATAGATGGTCTAAAGCGAGATACATGGAAATAAAAGTTTTCCCTGTTCCAGCACAACCATGTAATAGTAGATTTTTCTCTGATTCAAACACTCTTACTTGTGTTTTTGTTATTGGTTCAATTTCTTGAAGTATGAAATTGAGCTTACTTAAAGGATCTTGCCTCTTTCGAGCCATCTATATCTTCCTTTTGAACGTAGCTGCTTCTTTTTCGCTTACGCTAAGCAGCTTCCAGGGCAGTCCATCTAACATAAGAATTTGTGCCCATTCCTCGGCATGAGGATAGTAGTCCATAGAAAAAGAACAATTTATGCCTTTTGCTAATATGACTGTGTGTGTTCCTTTAGAAATCTTACGAGTAATTTTTCTGGATTCCACATTGCAAATTTTTGTTTTAATATAAGAAAAGCAAAACCCTTTACTATCTATAAACTTTGTTGATTTACAGTTTATAAGTCCAATAAAGCTCAGTATTGCTTTTCCTATATTAGCAGTGAGGTGAGGAGTCTGCAACCTCCTCGTTCCCAAACTATTTCCAGCCTGATTAGTATCATCGAGTACCTTTCCATTCAGAAAAAGTAGTCCGTCCTCAAAGTATACGTTCTCACTGCTTAAAATGTATACTGGAAAACGGACTCGACGATGTACTTGCAGATAATCGAACTCTGGAAACATCTCTAGCCGTATACTTTCTCAAACTTACCCATTGAGTAGTCATCACCAATCTCGAAGTCACAACCAACAGGACTACCTGGAATATAAATTCCACGGTCACGTTGAATGCACTCGCGAAGAATATCTGAGTATTCTTCTACATCATCGAGAGCGACATCAGCTAGTACGGAGTCGTGTACTAGAGCGAATATATTAGCATCGAGTCCTCGATTTTTTACTATTTGATTCGCCTCTGTAGCTCCTAGAAGATTAATATCTGAAGCGGCAGACTGAACGAGAAAGTTGAGACCGCTGCGTATAGCATGGCTCTTCGTAGCCCGATCTTCTGACTTCGCATCAGGCAATCGACGCTTACGGCCAAAGAAAGAGTACAAGTGACCATTTACTTCAATCAACTTTTTCTGCTTGTTAATCCATTCTTCTAGCTTCCAGAATGAATTGAAGTATTCTTTGATCACTTGCTTTGCTTCTTCTACACTTAACTTGCCACCGTCTTTTGTTACTTGCTCACTAATCTTCTGCGGGCCAGCACCATACATGATACCAAAAGTAACAGCTTTTGCAGCCTGACGATAGCCACTATATAATTCTGCAACATCCTCTACTGGGCAGTCCAGACGAAATACCTTGTGTGCAATAGTAGAGTGAAAGTTGCCTCCCTGACGAAACACGTCTTGTAGCTCCAAGTCATCAGACAAAACGGCTGCCACATATACTTCGGCAGTTGTTAAGTCCATCGCAACAATTTTACGACCTTCAGGGGCACGAATACAGCCTTTCACGATAGGATCATCGCGAGGAATCTGCTGCATATTCAACTTACCACTAGAAGAAAGACGACCGCTAGTAGTACCATGAAGGTTAAAATTAGTACGGAGCCTACTGTCTCTATCCAATTGAGGGATAATTTTGTCAAGGTAGGTGTTTTTGATTTTACTTTTCTTTCTGACATTGAGAATCAACTCCGGTATTTCATGCACAAGGGCGAGTTTTTCAAGAACTTCAGCATTTGTAGAATCTGCACCAGTACCGGTTTTAATACCAGTTGGTTCTAGACCTACATAGTCAAACAGCAACTTGCGAAGCTGAATTACGCTGTTGGGATTGAATGGTTTGCCCTGGTCTTGCTCAAACCGTTTTACGTCTGGATGGTTTGAGAGAATCTCTGCTGCTTTATAGATTTCTTCTGCCATAAGAGACTGGCTACGAACCAGCCTGTCTTTGCAGAAGGGAACTCCATTATCCTGTGTATCAATAAGAAACTGACACGCAGGCTTAAGAATATCCTGATAGACACGCATAAGGTTTGGATTACCTTTCTTGAGAGCAGTTTCCATCTTTTCAAACAATAGAAATGTTACTAGAGCATCTATTGCTGCATAGTCCTGCATAACTTCGAATGGAATCCATTCCCAGCGAAAATCATCCTTGAGAATACCGTTGGATTTTTTGTACTTATCAATCCAATCGTACATAGGTTTCTCATAATCTCCATAGTCAGTGTACTTCATAGCCAACTGCTTGAGACCATGTGTGCCAGGACGTTCGTCGATAACATAGTGCATCAGCATTGTATCTTCAAACGTAGGAATTTTCAAGTTGAAATGAAACTCGAAGAAAGGAACGTCAAACTTTGCGTTGTGAAATACAGGACGCTTCAGATTGAAGAGTTCCTGAAGTTTTTCTTCTACAGCTTCGTCTATACAATCAGCATTAATATAAACACCACTATCGGGTTCAGCGCTCAAGCTGATACCGAGAATGTGTCCATTACGCGGATAAAGACCGGAGGTTTCTGAGTCGACACCAAAGAAATCATACTTGGAGTCTAGGCATTTTTGAATATAGTCAATTGCTTTCTGTGAATCCTGTATACCATAGATTCTTTCTGGGTCAATCTCAGCTTTTACTTTGTCCCCACTAATATAACCAAGAATGTTATCCAAAGCGTCAGTCCAAGTTTTCTTGGCTTCTGGCTTGAACTTAAGCATTGCAGGGTTAATAGTAGGAAGGAATTTGTCATCCACAAGTGTACCGGCATACTCAGTAATCTGAGTTACCTTTGTGAAATGTTTGAGTGGCTCGGAGCCAATCAGAATAACCCAATCGTAGTCACTAGCATCCATATCGAGATCGACATCTTTCTTTAGGACTTTTTTGACGGCTGGGTCGGAACAGAGAGCAAACCTATCAAAAGGAAAAGTAAACTCTCTGTACTGATTTCGGGAGGGTTTAGCCTCAACAAGTGCAACTTTCATAGTTATTCTCTATACGAAAAAATATATTATATAATAATTCTGTCAATTTGTCAAGTATAATTTTTTCTTCAATCCATCAACTTGCCTCTGCGTGAGGTCACCAGGGTCTCCAGACTTTAGATTAATTGTACGAACATGAAAGTCTCCGACAACTTTCTTTACGGAGTCACTAGCTTTCTTACCCGCTTCATCGGAATCAAACATAAGATCTAGGCCAGTGACTCCTGAAATCTTGAGAAGCTCGAATTTGTCTTTGTCAAACCTATTTACACCGAAGCAGCACACTGCATTTGTTAGACCTTTGTCATAAAGGTTCAGCATATCAAATATTCCCTCGACGAGAATAACCCGCCCCTGAAGTGGGCGAGCTTTGGGGAACAAAGGTAACTTTGCTCCTGGGGGACTAATTTTATATTTAGTATCTAGTGTGCCTGCTTCGTCTCGACCAATAAATGCTACGATTCTATCACTTGTATCTGTTATGGGAAAATTGATCCTACCCACATAATCAGAACTAAAGCTCCAAAAAGCATTAAAGTGACTGTAAGTTTCTGCAGAGATTCCTCTATAATCTCTATGAAAGGGTGTCGCTCCCTCTGGCATTCGGAGTCCGACTCCTGTTGTTCGTAGCTCATTTATCTTCCTCTTTAGTTTTTCTCTCTGTATACCAAGAATGCTTATCTCTGCATCATAGTGCTTGAATACATTTCCTTTGAATCCACAAGAAAAGCAATTAAATACTCCAAGTATTCTGTCAATTCTCATGGATGGGTTAGTATCATCATGTTCAGGGTTTAAGCATCGAACAAGAACATCCTTCCCAGAAATTCTATACTTTATGTTTTCTTTTTGTAATAGTTCTTCTACTTGGCTCATGCAATATCCTCATAAACATCTTCTTCTGATTCACCCTCTTGGGATATTACAGCAGTTTCTGGGCCCATCTTCAGCGAAGTCCAGTCCATTACTGAAGTAAAGTTAGCCTCGTCATCGCCGTCTCTCATCTTCGTACACTCAAAAGTAATAGCATTGTCTTTCTTTTCGTGTGCATTGAGTACAAAAGCAGCATCCGCAGCATCCAGAATACCTTTTGCAAATCTAGCTTCTCCACTAGCATCAATCTGATACGGAGAAATCACAGGAACATTGTATTCCTGAGCAAAAGTTTTCAGAGCTTTACTTACTTCTATCTGTTCTGTCCAGTCATATTGACCCATTCTATTACTAACTGCATGACCTCGTTTAACCTGGTTAATGTAATCTACAATAATTACTTGAGGCTCTAGTTTTCTCATCTTTTTATCTAGCTCTGTTCTTATATTTGCAAGAGATAGAGAAGGGTTATATACAATATCAAGCTGATGTGGCTTGAGAGGATTAAGACTTACTTCTTGATGAAACTGTCGAAAGTTTCTATGGTCTAGCCAATTTGTATAAGCCCTCTCACTATTCTCAAACCGAGACGACCACCACTTTGCTACTCGTATCCATTCGTCCCAGGTCAAACTGCCGTTCTTGAGGTGACCTGCTGGAACTCCTGTAGCAATCGCACAGCATCTCTGCATGATTGACTGCGCTGTCATTTCTATCGTAAAGTAGATAGACGATTTGCCTTCTGCAAACATATTAGTGGCGACATTAGCACAAGTAAGCGACTTGCCTGCTCCACGGCGTCCACCAATAAGAATAAGGTCTGTTGGTAGAAACTTGTGCTGCTGGTCGTACTCGGTGTTGAGGGATAGTGGAAGACTTCTTTGGAGATCCTCTTCTGTAGCCATCAAGTCCATCTTCTGCATATTTTCAGAACGGGACTTGACATCGACTTTCTCTTCTAAATCCATAACTATAGACTGTAGAGCTTCTATACTTTCAGCAGCAGATTCTACAGCAACTATATTATCCAAATAATTATCTAGTTGTGACATAGCCTCTATCTGTACATACTCATTCTTCAAGTATTCCAGTAGAGTGGGTGCGTCTATATCTATAGACTCAGAAAGTTCGAGTGAACTAAACTTCTGTCGGAGATTGCCATCCCTGATAGAAAGTTGTAGTGCTTCAAAGGAGGGGAGAATGTTGTGCTCTTGTACATATTTGTCCAGAACATTCCAGATAGATACATACTCAGCGGGAAAATAGTGCTTCTCGCATTCCGCCCACGTTTCCATATCGCAATTCGCGATTACAGACTTGAGTAGAATACTAGACAGGTTCAATTATAGGTTCCTCGCTTGAACAAATGAGCACGAAAAAGCTGGGAGGAGGAAAACCCTGCCTCCCAGCTTGGGGTAGCATGAATACTAACTAATTAGTTAGCAGCAGCCTTTGCTGCCTTTGCTGCGCCATCATAGTTTTCACAAGTCAGGCCGCGACGAGTCAGCATCGTCTTGACACCGCGAGCGGTCTTACCGATTTCATCGGCAATCTGCTCAACAGTCATGGAAGCAACATCAACACCTTCGAGAGGGTCAACGCGGCTGGTTCCTTTGCTTTCCCGTTGTGCAGGAATTGCAGAGATCGCATCAGAACGAAGGAGCGAGAGAGCCTTGCCTCGAACTTGATTGACGCTTCGGTCAAGAGCTTCAGCAATGTCTTCCAAGAAAGCACCATCGTTAGCCATGCTAACAAAAGTAGCTTCCTCAGCTTCGCTGAAAGTACGAGGAGTCTCACGCGCTGGAGTAGGAGCAACGTGCTCGGTCAGTTGCATAGACAGCAGCTTACCCTGGATTTGCTTTGCAGAGAAAGCTCCACCCTCAAATGCTTCAGCAATCTGAGCATAAGTATAGGTTCCGCTGTTGTCAGTAACAAACTGCTGCAGAGTAGCTTCTTGCTCAGCAGTATACTTGCGAGAAGCCGCAGAAGCAGTTGATTCTACTTCAAATCCCATTTTGCGTAGCTTCGCTGCTACAGACTTAGGGGTTGTCTCAAGCTGCTCAGCAGCTTCACGAACCGTAGCTTGAGAAACCGGAGCTTCATCGCCTACGAATGATGTAAGAGCGTCAGTGCGCTCGTCAGTCCACTTAGGAAGTGCCATTAATTCACCTCAAATTATATCAAAAAGATTGTTAGAAATAGAGACACCATTGTCTCTGGCTTTTTTAGTTTTTGCGGATTCCATCCCGCTTTCGTTGAGCAGTATAGTTACATCCTTTGTAATGCTAGTTTTTACACTATAGCCCGCACCTACTAGAAGTTTCTCAGCTTCTGCTTTTGTTTTTACTGAACTCAATCGTCCAGTAATACAAACAACTCCTCTCGCTTCAGAAGAAACAGCCTTAGCTTGTGTCTCAAAAGAAAAGGGCAGAAAATGAAATCCATCCAGATATTCCTCATAGTACCAATCCATGAGATTTTCGGTAGCCTTTGGGCCTAGTCCTGCTTCAATACAGACTGCCGTAGAAAGATCGCTAATATGCGAGATTGCCCCACAAACCTTTTCTGCGGCTGTTTTTCCGATCAACGGAATAGAAAACGCTGGCAACAAATCCTGTAGCGTTGCGCTACGAGACGCTTGGATTTCAGCATACAGTTTAGCTGCAAGCCTTTCAGAACCTAGAGCAGATGCTATGTAGTCTTCGGTCAGGTCATATATCTGGAGAATGCCAGTCAAGCCTAACCGTTCAATAGCTTTTGGCCCTAAGCCCTTGATTTTCAGCACTTTAGCAAAGTTCTCAACACGCTGTGTTGCTTGACCCTTGCAGGATACATTCATACAAAAAAGAAGGTCTTTTTTCCAAACCAGATCAGAGTCGCAGCTTGGGCAATTAGTTGGGGCTTCAATTTTCAAGAATTTGTATCTCCACTGAAAGAATATATATTATAAGTGATTTGACCTACATTGTCAAGAATTATTTTTTTGATGGTACAGCTAGAATTATTTCCTTTTTTATTTGAAAGCACTCTGTATGTCCGCCAAATTTTTTCTTCGGTTTATAGTGGTACTTTTGGAACTCTTTATGTAAAGCCTGCTCCAGGCACCAACAATTGTAAATAGTATCGTGATAAGTCTTCTGGATACGAATATCATAGCCGTTAAAGCCTCGACTTCTCTTTAATACGTTTTTCCAGTTCTTACCCTGAGCGATTCCTATCTTTAGACATTCTCGCTCATTTGTTTCTCTATCAACCAGAATGACGCAATAGAGAACTCCATCTTTGTCTTTTTCCTCTGGATGATTTTTGAAATAGGTATAATTATAAACCCCAGTCATTAGTAGGCCCTGGAAATATTACTACATTATCTGGAATATCCCGCTTTTCGACTGGTTCTTCGTGTACTAAGACAGCCATCTCTCCGATGGAAACATCCTCGGAGAGAGACTGAATGAGATCTTCTTCCTTACAGTTAGTAAGAATTTCTATCCACTTATCGAGGGTAGCTTCCCGTAACTCTGGAGTAAGAAGAAAGAAAGGTGCATTGACCGACACAGCAGGACGAAAGTCCTCTTTTGTCGATACAATGCCCAAAAAAGCTAGTACATTATCTTGTTCAAAGTCCATCTACTCTCCTCAAAATCTTGGGGATAATTTCCCCAGACCGGATGATTTCAACATCACAACCAATCTCTAAATTCATGCTCTGAATAAAAGCAAAGTTGTGTAGAGTTGCACGAGATACCATAGCATCATCTACAAGCACAGGCTCAAGAATTGCTACTGGTGTAACTACTCCGGACTTTCCTACATTCCACTCAACTTTAAGTAGCTTTGTCACTACCCCTTCTTTTTGTTCTTTTAGTGCATATGCGCCACGAGGATGTCGGGCAGTGTATCCGAGATTCGTAAACTCTTCAACATTATCTATACGAAATACTTTACCGTCATGAGGATACTCATTCCAGTCATTGTCCAAAACTGTACTAAAACCCTGCTGTGTGAGGGCT